GGAAGAACAATACAAGGAGGTAGAAGATGAGAAATAAAACAGCAGTAGAATGGTTATTTGACAATCTAAAATCACATTTTAAACACGATGGAGATTTATTTGAAGTGGTATGTATGTCTTATGAAATAGCTAAGCAAAAAGAAAAAGAGCAGATAATGCAGGCTTACGATAATGGTAGATACTCATCATTACAATACAATAAGACACCAATAGAATACTACAATCAAAATTATTTAAAGGAGGTGCAAGATGAAGCTAAGTGATTACAGAAAGAATAGGAATTTGAGTCAGCAGGAAGTCGCTGATAGGATGGGAGTAACACAAGCGTTCGTATCAATGATCGAATCAAACAACAATCCAACAATCAAAACACTAAGGAATTATTTTAACGCTATGGGCTATACACTAAGTATCGAGCCAAAGTTCGAGGGGTACAAGTCCATACTAAAAAAGAAAGATTATGTTTAACGCTCAAAAAGAATATCAGGAGTTTGACCAATGGTTATATGCTAACTGGTGGACGCAAAAGACCGAGTCGATGTTTTATAACGTAGAAACTCAGGAAGAAGCAAGCTACCAAGACTTATACAAGCAATGGCAATCCTACCAACCTAAAGCAATTTGGTTCAACCTGTATTATACCGATCAAGAAGGCTACTATATCCGTCAAGTTTTTGAAGATGAGATGGGAGCTACAATGGAAGCCGCAGGCGTAAATTCATTTATTAAAACAATTAGAGTAGTAATATGAAAATCAAACTATCATCAAAACGAGAACTGCATGGGTACTTGAATATAGGCCCTGATGCTTTTATCAACTGGTTCTACTTTAGGCTAAATACCAATAAGTCGATACGAAAATTTGGCTTTACAATCGAATTAGATTTGTTAAAGTTGATAAATTTAAGTATATTTACTATCGACAAAGACGAACCAAATTTATTCATCTAAAATTATCAACAAACTTAACTAAAAATTAAAAAATGAAAGAGTTAATTAAAAAGATGGTTGCAATCCAGTCAGAACTGAAAGCACCAAAAAATCAAGTCAATTCCTTCGGGAAGTACAAGTATCGCTCCTGTGAGGATATTATTGAGGCAGTTAAGCCACTATTAGCAAAGTACCAACTTTACATGAACATTTCCGATGTTGTTATAGAGGTAGGTGGTAAGAATTATGTAGAAGCCATCGCTACTGTTTATGATGGAGAAACTCAAATTAGTGCAACTGGATTTGCTCGTGAGTCAACGGATAAAAAGGGTATGGATGATGCACAACAAACCGGTGCTACTTCTTCTTACGCTCGCAAGTACGCTCTAAACGGCTTATTCGGTATTGACGATACAAAAGATGCAGATGCAACAAACACCCATGGCAAAGAGGCTACGCCAGTAAATAGCTTCAAACCTTCAACAAGTTTCTTATAATGGAAGAAGTAATCGAATACACCAAAACATTTGACCCTGTTAAATACGAAATTAATTGGGAAGAAGTAAAGACCTTAGAAGACATTAAGGACATTTTTAACTCATTAGAGGTAGTATTTACAATCCCAGCAGAGATAGCACCACCTAAACAGAAGCTACTTCACGACAAGGGATTATTAAGAGAAATGCAATGAACGGAGACAAGTTATTAGCATGGGTATTAGTAATTAGTACCTTCTTAGTCGGGGGCAAGGCTCTCGGTTTGCTAGACATCAGCTGGTTGGTTGCATTCGGGCCAGTGGCGGCATTAATGATAGTTACTTTAGTAGTATTTATTATTAGCTTTATCCTCATGTACACAGTTATCACCAAAAAAGAAAAAGAAGATGGCGATAGAACACAAGACTGAAGAATGGTTTAGGGCAAGAAGCGGTAAGTTTACTCCAAGTGAGCTACACAAGCTGATGACCGAACCTAAAAGCAAAGCGGATATTCTATCAGTAGGGGCAATAACCTATATTAAAGAAAAGATAGCAGAAACATTAATCGAGAACTTACCAAATGAAAATGAATTTACAAATGCTGCGACAGCTTGGGGTAATTCTTACGAGGATGAGGCTATCAATCTTTTCTCAGACCAAAGCGATACTGAAATCATTAAACCAGGCTTTATTGACTGTAATGACTTCTTTGGAGGTACTCCTGATGGTATTGCCGCAGATGGTTCTTTTGGTATTGAGGTTAAGTGCCCTTATAATCCTACTATTCACTTGGATAATCTTATTCTCGATCCTATGGACTTCCCGAAAGCTCGCAAAGAATATTATTACCAAATACAAGGCTATGCTTTATTAACCGGTATTAAGGATTGGTATTTCATAAGTTATGACCCAAGACAGCAAGACCCATTAAAGATTCGCCATATACTTGTAGAGATGGATAAGGATACGCAAAAGAGAATCCGAGAGAAACTAAAAATTGCTAACGAATACAAACAAAAATTAATAAACAATCTAAAACAATTAAAATGAGTACAGAAAAGAAAACCCAGTACTGTGGTTCAGCACAAGAGTTAGGCGACAGCTTATTAATCGACCTGAACATCAACCAACTAAGAGAAATCTTATCTAATCCTGACAATGCTCAGTTCAAGAGAGAGTTCACTACTAAGGACGGACAAACTCAGGAGGTAATTAAGTTAAAAGCGGTTAAACGTAAGGAGATGCAAGGTTATTCAACCCATTTCCTATGCTTAAATGACTATGTTAGAGGCGAGAAAAAAGAAGAAAAAGATCTCCCTTTCTAAGGTCAAGTTTACCGACGATTATCGTTGGGACTTAGCTTTTGAAGCCATAAAGGAATTAACAGGAGTTAGCCCGAACGCCATTAGAAGGTCTAGTAGGGTTACTCCACTTCCTGCGGCTAGGATGATGCTTGCTTATCTTATGTACAAGGAACTTGGAATGAGTCCGAGCTATATCGGTCATCAATTAAACAAAGATAGAAGTGCTACTTATTATGAGATTCAAGCCTTAGAAGAGTATAAGCAAACAGACCCCTACAAAAGCTATTACGAAGCATTTAACGAACTATTTTATAAGAAATTAAAAGACTTAGGTTATTGTTGCCATTGTTGCGGAGCTTTAGAGCCTGTAATGAAAGGTGACAGACCATTAAAACCAAATAAAGATGTTACATAACCCAAAACCAGTAGATTTAGAATTATTAAAAGACACTTGCTGCAAAGTATTTGAAGTAAACGTAGAGGATTTATTAAGCCCATCAAGAAAGCGTCATATCATGGATGCGAGACGAGCTTACTTTTTTATCCTAAGAACCGAGTATGGATATAGCGAATTAGGTATCTCAAGAGCCACAGGAGGGTCAAGAGACCACTCAACTATCATCCACTCTAATTGCACAACAGCAGATATTTTAGATATTGACTACGCATTTGCTCAGAAGTATAAACAGTTTTATGAGAGCTTTACGCTAAAGCAATACGTTAGACCGATACCTCCTAAGCCAAAGACCTACAATTTAAAGGTTAAGCCGCTTTATGAGTACTATACCGATGATATGATTGCCCAGTCGAAAATAAAGATGGCTAATCGCATTAAAATGATTTCTGATGGGTATAAGGACAAAGTGTATGAGTCATTTAGAAGAAGTAATAGCTTTTTAGCAACCCAAGCAAAGTTTGGTATATCAAGGAGGTTATTAGATAATATCATAATCGAGAAACTAAAATGATAGGTTATTACTACACTATGCCTGCTGACGTAATGTTCGATAAAACTATTTCTGACCAGTCCAAATTGGTTTATGCTCTTATTGCAAATTTCTGCGATAGGTATGGGGTTTGTACCGTCACAAATAAGCGATTAGGAGAGCCTTTAGGCAAGTCAGATAGAAGTTTATCAAGAGTCATTTCTGAGCTAAATGAAGCAGGTTATATTGAGGTAAAATTAGATATTTTAGACAACAGCAAAAGGACAATTACCCTCACGACAAAAATGTCTACCCCCCACGACAAAAATGACGTACCCCCACGACAAATCTGTCTACATAATAATAATATATATAATAATAATAAATATATTGTCGAGATAGAGGAAATTGTGAAGTATTTGAACGAGAAAACAGGCTCAAGTTTTAGACCTAATACCGATGCTACTAAGAAGTCTATAAGCGGAAGATTGAACGAAGGTTTTACCGTAGAAGATTTTAAAGCAGTTATCGACAACCAGGTTGCGAGATGGATCGGAACGGAATACGAGCAGTACCTAACACCAAATACTTTATTTAGTCCAAGTAAGTTCGAGAAATATCTTAACTTTGCTAAGAAACCAAAAGAACAAAAACCAAAAATCAAAGCATAATGAAAATTTTAAACCTATATGCATGCTTAGGCGGTAACAGATACAAATGGGGTGATGACCATGATATAACGGCAGTTGAGTTAGACCCAGTAGCTGCAAAATTATACAAAGAAAGATTCCCAAATGATACTGTAATTGTAGCAGATGCTCATCAATACCTATTAGATAATTACAAGGAATTTGACTTTATTTGGAGTAGCCCACCTTGCCCAAGCCATTCAAGAGCTAGATATTGGAATAGTTCAAATTACGATACAACCACTAAAGCGATATATCCAGATTTAAAACTATACGAAGAAATATTATTTTTGCAGCATTACTTTAAAACTGGTAAATATGTAGTTGAAAATGTAATACCGTACTATGAGCCATTGATTCCAGCACAGAAAAGAGGAAGGCATCTATATTGGACTAATTTTAAATTACCAAATGATCTAAACGATAGAAGATTTGCTATATCATCTGCTAAAAATGAATTAAATGGACTTTGCAAATTCCATGATTACAATTTCAATAAATATGATGGAGAGCAATCAGTATTAAAAATGGCTAGAAACCTTGTAGATTATCAAGCAGGTAAAACAATATTAGATACCGTAATGGGTATAATACAAAAAACCAATGTAAACCAAATAGAATTATTCTAATGACAAGGATACAACCACACAATATCGAAATAGAGGAACAAGTCTTGGGAATTATCCTAAACAACCCTAAAGCATTTGTAACCGCTATAAACATTATTAACGCTAATTGTTTTTACAAAAATGAACACCAGACTGTATTTAACGCTTTTACTAGCCTGTATTCTCAAAGCAAACCAATCGACCTAATATCGGTTACTACTTTCCTAAGAAACTCTAATAACTTAGACTCTATCGGTGGCAACTTCTTCCTAATGGAGCTAATGGAGCGTTCAGGATCGTACACCTCATTCGAATTCTTCTGCCATACACTACTTGAATTAAACGAGCGTAGAGAAGGAATTGAGAAGTCATCAAAGCTAATTAACAGCCTATACGACCTATCTACCGATTTAGACGAAAACATGGTAATGGCTAACGAAGTCGTTTTAAGCCTCTCTAACGAAGTATATAACGTAGGTGGTGTCCAACTATCAACTGCACTACTTGAGATGATTAGAGAGCAGGAAAATGAGCTTAGAGGGGAATTCTCAGGTTGCAAGAGCAGATACACTGATTTAGATAGGGTAATAGTAGGCTTTAAGAACCAACAAGTTGCAGTATTAGCAGGTAGACCAGGAATGGGTAAAACTACCTTCGGAATTAATATCGCCTATAGGCTTGCAAAGTACGATAAGACCGCCGTAGGTTTCTTTAGCTTGGAGATGAGTAGCGTAGAACTTACTAAGAAATTCGCCGCTATAGAATCACAGATTTGCAATTCTCGGATGACTATGTTGCCTGAAAAGCAGGTATTAGATTACTTTAGTGCTATTCAATCTATCGGTGATTTGCCAATCTTTATTGACGATAAACCAGGTGCTACAATAGACGAGATTAGAGCAAGAGCAATCACAATGAAGCGTAAGCATGACGTGAAGCTAATCGTTATCGACTACTTGCAACTTATCACTACAAAGTCCAAAGGAGGTAATAGAGAACAGGAGATTTCTGAGATTAGTAGAAAGGTAAAGCTATTAGCAAAGGAGTTAAACATTCCTATTATCGCTATATCTCAATTAAGCCGTCAAGTAGAACAATCAGATCCTAAAGTACCTTTCCTACACCACCTAAGAGAATCAGGAAGTATCGAGCAAGATGCGGATATGGTATTGATGCTGTGGAGACCTGAGTATTACGATTATCCTGAGTTTGAGTACGATGGCAAGATGGTAGACTCTCGTGGGATGGTAGTTACCTATGTGAGAAAAAATAGGAATGGAGAGACAGGTAAAGCCCTTATGAAGTGTAATTTGGCTTATGCAAGTTTTTACGATAATAATGTTGATAATTTCATGTTGCCTAATTACGATTTTTAATTTAACTTAGTCGAAAATAAATAACAATGGATCAGAACAAAGCAATTCAAATTTTAGTAGAGGTAGCATTAGTTGCTCAAGCTAAAGGAGTATTGTCGTTAGAGGACGCAGTACTGGTAAAGGAAGCTATTGATGCTTTTAAATTACCAAGTGAGGGAGAAGAAGTGAGCGGTGATGACGCTAAAGAGGATTAACTATAACGTAGAAATCCTTGAAAGGCTAAGAGAATATCTTTTAGCTAATCCAAACGTGAGGTTTTGTCAAGCCCTATACAATTTACGGATTGTAGACAAGCAAGACAGGTATAGCGAAGAATCATCAAGAACTCTATCAAGGTTACGGGAAAGTTTAGAGGACGAGGATGAAGATTTCTTATACTAACGTAGAAGAGCTGATAGGAAGCGTTTGGAAATTCAACAATTCAGGTGGCTGTGAAGTCGAACTGTTAAGCGTAGGGAAGGCGGTTAGTAAGAGCTCCGGTAAA